TGATCTAGGTCATGATATTGTAAGAAGGGCATGTGAATTTGATCTTTCGGAGAATAATGAATTAATGTCATATCCATTATCCTTGAGAAATAGAATCATTTCAAAAACCTTTTTATCTAAAGATCCCGAGGATCCATTGACAAAAATGGAAGAAGCTAGAATAACAAATGATAAAAAACTATGCTCTGAAGTTATATCTGTGGATAAGTTCGTTAAGAGAATAACACTATATGCACGATTGGCTTTAGAAAATAAATGAAAAAAAAGTTTACTTTCGTGAAATAATGTTGTATAATATACATATAAATTGATAAAGAGGTGTATTATGGATGTGAATGAATTAACCGTTGAAACTATCATTAAAGCGTATGATTTTGAACCTATGGCTACTAGAGAAGAACTCTACGTTATAGGTGTGATTACAGAAGTTCGAGTAAATTCGTATGTTATTGATGTTCTTGAGGATTCGTGGTCAGAGGATAGAGATTATTCTAGAGTTGGTGAGGAAATTATCGTTCCTAAACCAAAATATATGATGCATGATTTTGAAGATAGAATAATGATTGCTGAAGAGCATACACTACATTAAAAAATTATGAGAAAAGAAAATTTAATATTAGTTGATGTTGATGGGGTTCTACTTGATTGGGAATGGGGGTTTTATGATTTTATAAAATTCCGATACCCGAGCCTTGAACTCGTAAATCCCGATGCCTATAAGGTTGGGGAAAAATTCGATATAACAGTAAAAGAGGGTAGATCACTTTCTCAAGAATTTAACAATTCTGCTAGAATTGGATACCTTAATCCTCTGAGAGATTCTGTTAAATATGTACGAAAACTCTATGAGAGAGGTTATATGTTTCATGCTGTAACCTCACAGAGCCTAGATCCATATGCACAGAAATTAAGAATTTCAAACCTTGAAAATCTTTTTGGAAAGGTGTTCATTGATTACACCATACTTGATACTGGTGCTGATAAAGGTGATGCCTTGAAGGATATTACTACAAAATATCCAGGAGAAAACTTCTATTGGATAGAAGATAAGGGAGAAAATTTAGATGTCGGGGAGGAGCTTGGTCTTACCCCAATATTAATGTCACATTCGCATAATACGGAATACGCCGGGAATAGAGTATATTATTGGGAAGAAATACACAATTCTATTATATATGGTGACACCACTTTAATAAATTAAATAAGGATTTTAATGAAGATTGAATTATATTCAAAACCAGATTGTTCTTTTTGCGTGAGCGTGAAAAATTGGTTTGATAAACACAATGTAAGATATTCTGTATATGATATAACGGAGAGGGATGAATATTTTGACAATTGGTTGAAACTTGGCCAAAGAACTGTACCACAAATTGTCATAGATGGTAAGTATCTTGGTAATTATGATACATTAATGAAGTCTAAAGAACTATTTCTCTTTGAAAAAAAAGTTACGATGACCACCCCCTCTGAAACTTATAAACCATTTAGGTATCCTTGGGCGGTTGAATTAACAAAGAAACACGAACAAGCTCATTGGATTGAGGACGAAATTGATTTATCTGATGATGTGTCTGATTGGAAAAAAAATGTACTAAGTCCGTCAGAAAAAGAATTTGTTATGCAGGTGCTTAGGTTATTCACGCAATCAGATGTTGCGGTAGGTCAGAATTATTATGATTTCTTTATACCCAAATTAAAGAACAATGAAATTCGGAATATGCTTGGATCAATTGCTTGTAGGGAAGGTGTGCATCAAAGGGCGTATGCATTGCTAAATGACACTCTTGGACTTCCTGAGTCAGAATTTCATGCATTCTTAGAATATAAAGAAATGTCAAATAAAGTAAAATTTATGAGAGATAATGATACTTCTAATTATTCTAATTTAGCTACAGCTGTAGCCAAATCTGTATTCGCCGAAGGTATTTCTTTATTTGCATCATTTGTAATGCTCTTAAATTTTCAACGATCCGGTAAAATGAAAGGAATGTGTAAGGTTGTGGAATGGTCTATTCGTGACGAATCTATGCATGTAGATGGTATGTCTCAGTTATTTCGGGAATTCTGTGCAGAACATCCGAGAGTTGTAACAGACGAATTTAAAAAAGAAATATATTCGATGCTTCGAAAAACTGTGGAACTCGAGGATAAGTTCATTGATCTTGCATATGGTGATAACTCGGAAATTGATAATCTTTCAAAAAAAGAAGTTAAAAAATATATTAGGTACATTGCAGATCGAAGACTTCTTCAACTTGGACTAAAACCAAACTTCAAGGTAAAGGATAACCCACTTCCGTGGCTTGATTGGATTCTTAATGCACCAGATCATACAAATTTCTTTGAAAATCGTGTAACAGAATATGAAGTGGGCGGGCTCAAAGGGTCTTGGAATGAGGTTTATTGATTATTATATATATTTATTTCAGACTATGAATAATATATATGACATGGATATACAGAGGAAAAGAATATGATCTCATCGAGCCAGATCCTAAAAAAATACACGGATTTGTTTATGAAATAACTAATCTAAATAATGGTAAAAAATATATTGGTAAGAAATCTTTTTGGTCTAGAAAAACTTATCAAAAGAATCTTAAGAGAAAGAAAAAAATAGTCGAATCAAATTGGAAAGATTATTACGGTAGTTCTGAATTATTGTTGGAGGATATTCTCTCTGAAGGCAGAGATAATTTTGAAAGGGTCATTCTTAAACTCTGTAAAACCAAATCTGAATGTTCTTATTTCGAAGCAAAATATCAATTTGATAGAAAAGTTTTGGAATCGGATAAATACTACAATAGATGGATTATGGTTAAAGTTAGAAAATCTCATTTAGCAAAATATTTTACAAATACTTAAAAGTACATTATAATTAGAGGTATTACAAGATGAGTGATTTTTATATAAGCGAAGACATTAAAGGTAAAGTCACTGCTTTATTAATGGAGTCTGAATGGACTCAAGAACCGAATGTTAATCTCTCGGTGCTTGAGCTTGAAGCGTGGGATAAGTATAGACAAGAAGTTCGTGACTTTCCAGAAGAAATTTATCAAGAAGAACTAGCAACAGGACAATGTGCCGAAAATCTAATATGGCCAAAGAAACCAGAGGAATAATCAATGAAATATGTATTAAGATTAGCAATATTAGTAATGTTTTTAACTGTAGTAATTTTATTAATAATATTGCCTCAGAGCGTAGGGAATAAAGTATTCACAGAACCAGAAATGGAAAAGATAACGGAAGTTATCAATGATTATAGCTGATTCAGCAAAAAAACAATTCTCTGAAATAGGGGGTATCATTAGATATTCCTTGAATTCCGGGGGTTGCTCCGGTCTCAAAGGCGAATGGGATATTATAGATAAGTTAGATTCTGAGAAAGATGTTGTAATGTGGAGGTCGTGTGAAGATGGTTCATATTGTGCAGCTGCACTGGAACAAGAAGAAGATTGTCACAATTGCCCAAATATGTTTGTTATAGATAAATTTACTTTTGATATTATGGGCACCGAGTCTACGATTGATTATACTGGTGGACCTTTTAATCCTGCATTTAAAGTGACAATACCAGATAAGAATTCGTGTGGGTGTGGGGAGAGTTTTACATTATGAAAAAAGAAATTTGGATGGACGATGATGTATTTCATTTATTTTGGGCATATATCGCATATAAAAATTTGAAAGATAAGATGAGGAGTTGAAATGAAAAAATATAGTTTAGAAATGATGATAGTTATATCAGTTTGCCTAATAGTTTATGGTGGTATTATTACAGCTGATGATGTGGTTAAAGAAGATCAAGTAGCTACTAAAGATCCTGGATCTTCGCATGGTTGGGTATATAATACTAGAACAAAGATATTACAATTTTGTATGCAAACAACCCCCGGAGAATATGATGCCAAGGCAGAGGTGATATGTATTCCTTATCCCAAAGCTGTAAAACCGGTTGATGCGTATGAATCGTTCTTTCTCGATCAAGGCGGTACAAAAAAGTTTGATCCTGAAACTGAATTGAAGGGTTATTCCGAGTAATGTCTAACAAACTATCCTCAATAATACTTATAATTTATGGTATTATTTATTGGGGGTTGCTTTTTTGTTTTATTTTCTATGGTACAAATACATGAGTATTTTTGCACAGTCTGATCATTGGAAAATTGAAATAATTGAAGCAGGATTGGTACAAAATAAAATCCTTCAAGATGGAAATGGTAAATTTGGTTTTTTTGATAAAAGAGCTCCAATCTATATGCCTCTATCAGTATATACTGGTACGGACAAGATAAATTCGACTCTTCCACAGGGGACGTTAATTCAATGGAGGGATAAGTGTATTAAAATGTTTGAGACGAAAATAATTTATAATTATTACATTGCATTATATAATGAAGCGAGGGATACTAATGAAAGTTGAATTTATAGATAATATGGGTGATGATATTTCGGTGGTTAATGCTGCTCGGGTATCATTTAATAAAACATCGGATGGTGTTGGTGTTGACGAATGTGTGGATCACACAGATGAGAATGGTGAATGTACATTATATGCATTTATTCCTAATCTAAATGATCCTGATAAGAAGTTAATTAACTTCCTCGCTAAGCATAATCACTTTACCCCCTTCACACATGCGATGGTAACTCTTCGCGAGAAGGTGCCGATCTTCGTTGCACGACAAAGATTTAAGCACGTTGTGGGATTTTCGTATAATGAAGTATCAAGGAGATACGTTTCGGATCCACCAGATTTTCATGTACCAGAGAATTGGAGATCCCGACCAGAGAGTGTTAAGCAGGGTTCTTCTTCCACAGATTTTGTAACCAATTTTAAAGAACCGTTACTTGATGAGTCATCTTCACTTGATGAAGCATATATGGCTCATGTCATTAAATCTAATAAATTATATACGGAGATGATTGAGTCTGGTGTTTGCCCAGAACAAGCCAGAATGGTTCTACCGCAGTCTATGATGACTGAATATTATGTAACAGGATCTTTATATGCTTGGGCAAGAGCATATAATCTTAGAAAAAGTTCTACAGCTCAACTCGAGATACAGGAACTTGCATCGGAATGGGATAAA